CGCGCTTCTCGCCCTGGGGGATGGGCTGGCCCCAGAACCAGCGGCTAAGCGTGCCAACCAGGCCGCCGCGCATCTGGCTGGGCCGGGCGTGCGGCCGGTTGGTGAGCCGCTGGCTGACCTGCGTGTAGTAGGCGGCCAGCTCGTCGACGTCGCCTGAGTACCACGCCGACCAGGCGGTGAACTTCTCGTAGGCGGGCGCGACTGCCTTGGGCGGCCAAGGCTGCTGACCACCGGCGGGCAGCGGCACGTCAGACCTTCTTTCGGATCGACTTGCGGGCGGGCAGCGTCGCGAACGGCTTGGCGGCCTTGTTGGCCTCAGCCCACCGGCGTGGCCAATTCGCGGGATCGGCGCCGAACTTGGCGAACGCGAACCGCCACTGGGCTTTCGAGCTGAAGGTGTGCGGTCCGGGCACGGCGACCTCCTCGCCATCGACCAGGCCGGAGGTGATCAGCCACCGGCCTGGCCGCGCGATCCCGGATACGGCCGGGCCCTTTTCTTTTTGGGTGGCTTTGGATCAGGCCGCGACTGGGCCGTGCAACGCAGGGACGAGCGCCATCGGCGTGACGAAGCCCGGCCACCTGTGGTCGGCGAACATCGCCAACCCGGCCCGCCGGTACGCCTCGTCGACGAGCTGGCTACAGATCATGTGCCCGGACGATGCCACGAACCGCCGCAGGCCCGGCATCGGCAGGTGCAGGCGGTGCGCCGCGAGCGCGAAGTAGTCGGCAGCGCTGTACGGCACACCCTCGAGCGACCGGCCGGCGGCCACGATCGCGGCCCGCTCGGCGTCGGTCAGCGGCCAGTCCGACCACACCACGTTCGTGCCGTCATACTCGCTGACCGGTCGGATGCGCGCGCCACCTGGCTCGGCCTCGATGAGTTCGCCGCTGGGCAGCACCAACACCGCGTGCTGATAGGCGGTCCTGCGTTCGGGTAGCGCGGGATCTGGCGTTGCATCCCAGTCGTCCCCGTTGAGCAACTGTCCGATGCGGATGAGCCGGCCGACCTCGCCGGAGATCGCGACGAGGCCGAAGTCGCCTGGCTTGGGCATGGCTCAGTCCTCCTGCACCGTGATCTTGACCAGGGCGTCTACGGGGGCGCCCAGCTCGGCCAGGCCGTCGATGATCGCCCGGGCGGCGGACCGGTTGATGTCCTTCGAGGACTCGGACAGCCGCTCGTAGGGCACCATGACTTCCTCGCCGGACTCGGTGAGTCGGGAGACGGTGCCGCCGGCGCGCTTGCCGGCGACGTAGCCCTCGTGGGACTTGGCGGCGAGCAGCTCGACCAACTCGTCGCGGGTGGCGTACCGCCGGCGCTGGGGCATCAGAACCGATTCACGGGCTGGGCGATGGCGCGCACCAGCTCCATGTAGCCCAGCTCCAGCAGCATCCGCGCGGTGCGCATACGGTCCGGATCGATCGGGACGGAAACCGCGCGGTTCTCCGGCTCGTACTCCAGCACCTGGCGCCACAGGACGCCGGTCTGCTCTTCGCTGGCCTTGACCTGGTTCATCAGGTCGATGGCTTCCTGCGGTAGGTCGCGGTAGCCCTTGATCTGCTTGTGCTGGTTGTCAACCATCAGGCGCTGACCTCCTGCTCGACCTTGGTGAAGTCGAGGTAGTAGTCCTGCCCCAGCTCGAACTGTGCGGCCGGGTTGTCGACGGTGATCTCGACGCTGCCGCTCGGTGTGGCCTTCGCGAATCGCTGGTCCTCGGGCAGGCTCGGGTCGTACATGGCCTGGAATCGGACGGTCCTCGATCCTTCCTGGCCGTAAGCGGATCGGGTCTCGGAGATGCACTTGAACTTGGCGCGGATCATGCTGTGTCCCTTCGGTTATGCGGCCTGCGCCCAGGACAGTTCGGGGCGCCAGGTGAACTCGGTGGTCTTCGTGACGTAGCGGCCGCCGTCGAGCGAGTGGTCGTCGGCCTTGATCGGCTTGTCCTCGCCCTTGGCGGTGGCCTTGTCGTCCCAGGCGTAGCCGGGTGCCTCGTCGATCCAGCCCTTGCAGGACGAGTGGACGAGCAGGTCGTCGTTGCCCAGCAGGCTGGACACCAACCGGATGCCGTCGAGCACGCTGTTGTCGGCCAGGGTCGGCGTGAGGCCGTCGTGGTAGAGCTGCGTCACGAACGACGCCGCACTCGGGTCCACGACTGTCCATTCGGGCCGGACACCGCGCTGGCCTTGCGAGTGCGGCACGGGGAACGTGTCCAGCCAGTCGCGTAGTTGCTGGCTGTACTGGCTGTCGGTGAGCTGCCGGCGTTGGGCGCGGCTGTCGTAGCGGTACTCGCCGGCGAAGTACAGCCGCGGCCGCACGACCGGGTCGCGCGGCGCTGCGCCGGTGCCGATGCCGAGCAGCAGCCCGGCGAACGGGTTGACGGTGCCGTAGTCGACGCCCAGTCCGACCCAGCGGGTGATCGGCGGCAGGATGTCCACGACGTGCCGGTCGGGGTCCCACATGTCGTAGACGGCGCCGTCGGCCTGGACCCAGCGGCCGAGGATGAAGCGCTGGTACCACAGGCCGACGAACTCTTTCTTGAGCGCGGCGACGTACGCGGGGTCGAGCGCGTGGTTGTCGTCGATGGTGAAGTGCCAGTACCGCAGGTTCAGCTCACCCATGCGCAGGATGAACTTCTTCCGCAGCCAGTGCGCCGGCGTGTCCGGGTTGGTGGTGGCGAACAGCATGGCGCCGGGCACGGACAGCCGGGCCAGGAGCTGGTCCCAGAAGGCTTCCGGGATGAGCGTGGCCTCGTCGACGTAGGCGCCAGCGCAAGTCATACCGCGGATCCGGCCCTCGGCGCGAGCGTCGTTCGCGGTGATCACTTCGATGGTGCGGCCGAGGATCGTCGCGGTGGTCGCGCCTCGGGTGTACTTGATCAGCCGGGCAGCCGGCCCGGTGATGAGCGGGTCACACAGCGGCCCGAAGACGTTGCGGGCGACCGTGTCGTAGGTCTTGCCGATGACGGCCAGGTCACCGCCGCGTGGTGCCTTGGAGACGTACATCAGCCACCGCATCAGGCTCGCGATGGTCTTGCCGGAGCGGACGCTGCCGTCCCACAGGTTGATGCGCGCTGTGGCATGGGCGATGGACCGTTCCTGCTTGGCCGAGAGCCTCAGCTCAGCCATCGTCGTCCGCGGCCGCCGATTCGGGGTGGCGGTCGCGCAGGGTGTCGAACAGCGAGCCGAGCAGCGAGCCGACCTGCTCGATGGAGCCGTCGCCGTCGTGCTGGTCCAGGCGCAGGCTCGTGTTCACCGCGACGGACACGGCCTGGACGATGTCGCGCTGGTCGCGGAACGGCGGCCGCTCCAGGTCAGCCTCGTTGTAGGTGTTGTCCTTCCCGCCGAACGCGTGGACCTTGCAGGGCGCGAACAGCTGCCGGCGTAGCTGCTCGGCGTCGACGAGCAGCTCGTGCATGAGCGTTGCGCGGCGGGCGCGGGCGTCGGCGACCTTCGCGGCGGTGGCGGCCTGGGTCGCGGCCCGGTCGAACGACAGGCCCAGTTCTCGGGCCAGCTTGGTGACGGTGCCAGCGCTGCGGCCGATCTCGATGGCGATGGCGTTGCGGGTCAGGCCTTGGGCGTGCAGTTCGCGGACGCGATCGGTGTCCTCGGTGGTGAGCGGGCGGTTGGCCATGGCGACCACCTCCCACACGCGCGACCACGGTCGTGACCGGTCGCCGGTTCACCCCCTGTACGCAACTCGGCCCCGGCCGCTTGGAGCGCGGTCGGGGCCGAGTCCGGGTGCCGATCTCCCGGTGTGCGGCGCGGTAGTCGCTGGCCCGGGGCACACTCCACCCAAGCGGGGTCAGTATGAAGATCGACCTGCGTGTTTGTCCAGTTGCCTGGTCGCGGCGCGTCGCCGGACCCAGGGCGGCGGCCGGAGCCATGCGTACGGCGGCTGCCTGTCGTCCTCGCCAATCGGGTCGGCGTGACCGTAGCTCCCGTTGGGGATGCGGGTCAGCAGAATGATCCATTCGCCGGGATCGTGGCCAGCGCGTTGCAGGTCGTCGAGCAGCACGCCGTGCGAGATGTACTCACGGGTAGCCACTGCGGTGGGGTGATGGACGGCGATGACGCCCATGGCTCTCCCTCGGTCGGTGCCGCTCATGACCAGGGGGAAGCTGGCGTTTCAGATGGTAGGTCCCCCGCTGCTGGCCGGCGAGGGGTCGTCGGTCACTCCCACAGCCGGCCTGCTTCCTCGACCAGGTCCGTGGTCGTCCTGATGGGGTGCCGGATCACGGTGACGAGGCCGCGCCAGATGTCGGCGACCGCGGTTCGGATGAGTGAGCGCATGGTCAGGCCACCTCGGATGTGCGTGCCGCGCGGATGTCGTGGGCGAGCTGCTCGAGCTGTTCGGGTGCCCAGTGTGCGCCGCAGGCTCGGCAGTCGGCGCCGATGGTGGTGTCGACGACGAGGGCGGGCACGAGGACGGTGTCGCCGCTGTCGACGGTGGTGGCCATGTGGACGTGGCAGGCGGGGCAGGCCTCGGCGAGGTGCCAGCGCCGGCGGGGGTCGAGCTGGTTGGTGATGGCGCGCTGCCAGTGCTGCAGCCAGCCGGTGGCCCAGTCGACCGCGTTGACGTCGCCCCACCGCTCGGCGAGGGCGATGACGGCGCGGATGTGCTCGACGGGGCCGAGCTGGCTGTGGTCGATCGCCCGGTCGTGTAGGTCGCTGGCACCGGTGGTGATCTCGACGAGGAGGTCGACGGCAGGCGGATCGATGGGCAGCCGGCTGCCGCTGCGCGACGAGTGGCCGGTCTCGCCGCTGTGCCCGCCGGCGTCGGCGAGCTGGTCGAGGAGGCTGGGCGCGGTGTGCTCGGTGGTGTGGCCGCCGTCGCGCAACACCTTGCGGACGACGGGGTCGAGCAGGTCGTGGGCTGCGGTGTGCAGCTCGGCGAGCGCCTGGCGCACGGTGCGGGGCTGGGTCATGGCTGGGACTCCGTCCGTGGCTCGGCCGGCGTGGTGAGCGCGCGGAGTTCGGCGAGCAGCAGCTGGGCCTCACCGAAGGTCAGACCGCATTCGTCGACGCGTTCGGTCCAGCGTTCGGCGAGGGCGGTGATGCGGCGCACGCCGACGTTGCTGGGCGGTCGCCCGCGGCCGCGTGGTGGGCGACTGGCGGGGGCGTCGCCGGGTGGTTTATCGGCGGCGGCGTGGCGTTCGCGGGTGGGGTCACCGTCGCGCCACCGGCGGATCGTCGCGGCGGTGACGCCGAGCTGGGCGGCCACTTCGGACACGGGCAGCCGTTCGTCGTCGAGCAGGATGCGCAGGGCGCGCTGTCGCTCGGCGAGGGTGAGTGGCTTGGCGTGCACGCCGGTGGTGAGCATCGTGGTGACGATCTGGGCGGTGGTGCGCACGGGCCCGATGAGGACGTCGGCGGTGCGCAGGCCGGCCAGGACGCAGGCCCCGAACCGGCGGTGGCCGTCGACGATGACGAAGTAGCCGCCGCCGAGGGGCTGGACCTGGATGGGCTGGTGCAGGCCTTCGGCGCGGATGGACTCGGCGAGTTCGGTCAGGTCGCCGAGGTCCATCCGGACGTTGCGGGGGTGGGCGCGGAGTTTGGTGAGGGAGATCCGCGCGAGCCGGCTGGCAGGCGCGTCGGTGGGCATGGTGGTCACTCTGGCTCCGTTCGTGGTTCCTGGGCGGCCGTGGCGAGTGCTGTGGCGTCGTCGTGGCGGCAGGGGTGGGGCGGGCAGGTGTGGCGTCGGCCGCCGAGGCCCAGGCGCCGGCAGCGGTCGCCGACGGGTGCCCGGCAGGTGGGCCAGCGGCAGGCGACGGTGAGCGGGTTGGCGAGGACCTCGCCGATGGCGACCTCGCCGGACGCGGGTGCCCACGAGAACAGGCCCTGGCCGCCGCTGCGCGGCTTGCGACGGTTCACGGTGGGTCACTGGTGTCGGTAGGTCTGTTGAGGGCGGCCTGACTGGCGACGAGGGCGCGGAAGCCGGTTGGTGGAACTCCCTGGCGATAGATCGCCAGGGTCCAGCCGCCGCACCGTTCCCGGTAGCGCTGGCTGCTTCCGCAGGTGCGGCGGTCACCGATCGTGAGCTTGATCGGGACACCGTCGACGTAGGCGGGGTGGGATCCCCACAAGGCCCAGTCCTCGGTCATGGGTTTCGCTCCGATGGACATTGTGGATAGGGCTGTGGACAAGTCGCCGCCGCGCGCAATTCAATTCGCGCACGCGTGCTGTGGTCACCTTTCGGGCTTGAGTTGTAAATCGTTGAGCACGCAAGGCGCCTTTTCGATGATCCGTTCGATCGCCCCGCTTTTGGGGCGGTCGTTCGCAGGGGGGCTAGGGGGCAGCGTGCCCCCATCTCTTGTTGGTTGAACTGGTAAGACTGGAGCAGTCGGGACAGGCCCTGGACTCCCCACGGTCGTCCCGCTGGGTGTCCCCAGGGTTGTCCCCCCGGGACATTACCTCGACTGACCTGCCGGTTTACGTCGCAGGCGCCTTTTTCGTCGCCGCTGCGCGCTGTTTCTCTTTCTTGATCCGCTCCGCTTCCCGCTGTGCTAGCACGTACGCCCGGCTGCACTGTCTGGGCCAGGTGAGGTACTGGTAGCCGCCGCGAGCCCTTTTCCAGATCCTGCGTCTCACGAGTTCGTCCGCAGCGGCCGATATCGCCGGAGGAAACAGTGCGAGCGCCGTGATCGGTATCGAGCCGTCGGTGAGACAGTCGCAGGACCACGAGCCGGCAAGCATCCAAAGCGAGTAGGCCTCGGCGGACCACCCGAGAAAGTTGGGGTCCTTGTAGAACTCGTCGGGGACGGGAAAGAATGTCACCTGCTTCGGTCCCTTCTGCCTCTAGGGGCCGTACGCCCGGCGTTGAGCACACAATGTCATGTGGGGCCAAATCGCCGTGACCTGGGAATTGTGGATATGTGGTTTCACGCTGATGTTTCACGCGGCACCGCCGTAGCGGACTGCGCGGGCCGAGCGGAGACAGGCGAGCAGGGCGGGGACGCCGTCGTCGCGCATGTCGGCGTATCCGTTGGGGTCGTGGGTCCAGGCGAGGACGTCGTCGACGTGCTGGCCCTCGATGCACATGGCGGCGAGAACGACCACCAGGTGCCGGGCGCCGGCCAACTCACCACCGGCGAGCTGGCCGGCGACGGCGAAGGCCTGCGCCACGGTGTCGGCGTCCAATGCGTGCACCGCGCTGACCAACCGGTCGGCGACCGGGATCAGCGCGGTGGTCAGCTCGTCCTGGGCGTCCACGGCCGCTATTCCTGCCGTGGACTGGTGGTGACGGGCTTCGACGGGCGCCAGCGGTCGATGAGACACATGTGGCCTTCGACCTGCTCGTGGCAGTCGCTGATGCAGGGTTCGCAGAAGTGGCCGTCGAGCCACTGGCCGGCCGGTTTCCACACGGGTCGCTGGTGGCACTTCTCGCAGACGCCGGGCACAGGTGCTGGCTGCCAGGCCTCCAACGCGGCCCGCACGCTGTCCCGGCTGGGCAGAGCCAACACGGCGGTCACCGACTTGCGCAGGTACCAGTCGACCAGCGCCTGGATCGGCTCCGGGTGCAGTCGGCCGGTTGTCGTCGTGGCCGTATCGCGACGGGCACGCAGTTCCGCGCGTAGCTCGTCGTGATCCTTGATGGCGAGTGTCTCGAGCCTGCAGAGCTGATCGCGCTCGGCGACCGCGCCGGCCAGCTTGGCTTGCAGCTCGGCGATCACGCGGTCGGTCTCCTGGGCGTGTGCTACAGCCTCGGTGCGGTACTGGTCGTACTCCTGTCGCAACTTCGCGGCGGCGACGCGTTCCGCGAGCAGGTCCCGCTGCCACTGGTAGGGCTGGCGGCCGGAGGCGCGCCGCTGCGGGCGCAGCCAACTGATGATCCGGTGCATCAGTCGTCCTCCCCGCAATAGCAGGCGTCGCAGGCGAAGCAGTGACCCGCAGAGCAGGTGCCGCCGGGGCCGTGGCCACACCAGCGGGGTTCGCTGCCGTCGGGGCAGTAGCACTCGCCCGGCGGGCAATCGCAGGTCGTCATCAGGTGGTGGCCTCGTTTCCGGTGTCGAGGTTGGCCAGGTAGTGGTCGAGGGCGCGGGCCGGCTCGGCCTGGCCGGTGCAGCGGCCGAGCAGCTCGATGATCGAGCCGGCCTCGACGGAGGTGAGTTCGTTGGCCGAGGTGATCAGTCGGCCGACGAGCGTGCCGAGGGTGGCGTGCCGTTCGGCTTCGGTGACACCGCACTCGGCGAGCTGGGCGTGCATCTTGGCGAACTGGTCGCGGGTCGGCGTGGTGTCCACCGGCGCCGCGCTCGCTTCGGCCGATGGCGCCTCGGTCGCCGGTTCGGTCTTGGCGCGATCCAGTTCGCCGGCGCGGTTCCGGACTGCGGCCGCGAGTGCCTTGTCGTCGCGCTGACCACCATCGCGGGCCCGGGTATAGATCGCCCGCAACTCCTCGAGGGACGCGGCGGCCTGGACCTCGGCGAGGGTGACCGGCGGCGTGACTGGTAGCGCCGGCGTGACGGCTGCGGCGGCTGCGGAGGCCAGCGCGGTTATCCCGCCACCGCCAGCCATGAGCGCGGCCGGTGTCACGTCGACCTCGATGATCGGCACCACGAACCGCTTGGTCTTGCCGTCGCGCAGGACGGTGCGTGCCTCAAGGGACAGACACCCGGCGATGTAGCCGGACGCCTGGGCGAGGAACTCGGCCGTGCTGGGCAACTCGGTCGCCGCGTAGTAGCCGTGGCTTTCCAGGCGCCACACGCCGACGCCTTCGACGTCGCGCAGGACGACGTTCAGGCGCGTGGTCGGCTTGCACGCCCGGTCCTCGGGATCCGGCGAGCACAGGCAGGCCTGGTCGGTGAGCAGTTCCCGTTCGCCGTCACAGCGACGTTGGCAGCCGCCACCGGACCACAGCTCGAAGAACTGGCTGACCGGTTGCGGCGGGACGAGGACCGGCAGCCGGGTCGCGGTGGTGAACACCTCGAACTGGGCGCTGCCACCGTTATTCCACTCGACGACCTCGCCGCCGTACAGGGCGGCGGCCTTCTCCAGCAGTGGGCGGCTGGCCGAGGTGAGCCGGAACTTGTCCAGCTTCGCCGGGCGCATCTTGCCCTCGGTGCCGGTGGCGACCTGTTGGCCGATGCGGATGCGGCCCAGTTCGCGGGAGCGGCGTTGCAGGGTGAGGATCGCCATCAGACACCGCCCGTCGCGGGCGGGGTGAACAGGCCACCCGTCTGGTCGTAGCGGTGCACCATCAGGGCTGCCGCTTCGAACGCGGCCATCGTCCAGTCGGTGACGTCGACGTACACGAGCCGGTAGCCGGTGTCGGGGTACAGGTCGGGCCGCAGGTGCACGATCACGGCGCCATCGAGTTCCGGTGGCTCGATCTCCATGCCGTCGCGCAGCCACCCGGTGTCGCACATGGACAGGCCGACGAGCTTGAGCGCGGCGACCTCGAGCCGGCGTGCGGTGGTGAAGTCGCCGACGACCATGCTGCCGTCGATCTCGGCGAAGAAGTCGGCCCGGCCGGCCCAGCTGGCTCCGGGGGCGTCGATCTTCGCGACGACCATCGCGGCGGCATCCCACTCTGGGGCGTGGTCAGTGCTGAACTGGATGAACGCGTCGACGAACGGGGCTTGCTCCTTGGTCGGCTGCGGGAATGGCGCGTCGAGGATCCAGGCGTCCAGGACGTCGTGCACGGCGCGGCCCATGACGCCGGCGGCGTCGCGGTAGGCAATCAGCTGCTCGTGCAGCCACTTCGGTCCGTCGGCGCCGAGCAGTTCGAGGCGGCCGCGGTGGGTGTGGGCGAGGGTGCTGAGCATCCACGTCTGCCAGGTGATGAGGTCCTCGCGTGGTTCGGCGCGCTCGGCGATCGCGGTGACCGACCACAGTGGACCGGCCGGAGTTTCGAACATCGTCGATCGGTGTGGTGGTTCGGAGAGGCGCGCGGCCAGATTGGCCACGGCGTCGCGCAGGGTTGTCATAGGTGCTCCGTCAGGGTCGAGCCGGTGGGCTTGGGCAGTGGGGTGAGGCGCAGCGCGAGGGCGCCGCGGCTGACGTAGCGGGTGGCGAAGGACTTGCCGCCGTAGCGGGCGCGGCGGGCACGACCCATCGCGTCGAGCAGTTCGTTCTTGACCTGCAACAGGCCGTCGTCGGCGATCCTGGCGCGGACCTGGGCGTCGCGGATCCGGCTGGCCAGGGCGGGGTCGATCTCGTGGTCGACGTCGTCGATGTCGGGGTGCAGCTCCTTGAGGGCACGGAAGGTGTGGCCGGACTCGTCGATCGGCGGCGGCCGGCCGGCCGGGTTGTCGTCGGTGGGCAGCGATGCCCAGAACCGGCCGCACCGTTCGCGTAGGACGGCGATGTCCAGCGGGTCAGCGTCGATGCGGTACTCGCGGTAGTCGGCGCCGACGAGGGCGACGAGCCAGCCGTAGGGCGCGTCGAGCACGTCGCACTGTTGGAGGATCTGGGCGCGGTAGTGCAGGGGGATGTCCTCGGTGCCGGAGTCCCCGAATTCCCTGCCGTATGGCGCGAACTTCACCTCGACCGGCACGGGCCCGTCGTCGCCGTGGGCAAGGCGGTCGGGGTTGACCAGTTGCCAGGCCAGCTCGCTGGAGCGCCAGGTGCCGGTGCGCACGACGATCAGTTCGGGGTGCAGGTCGGCGAACCGCCTGGCGATCGGGTCTTCGAGGTAGTGGCCCCAGGTCATCTCCTCGGACTCAGGCATGGGCCCGATGCGGCCGGCTTTGCGCTGCCACAGGGAGTACGGCGACTCCCAGGGGGACAGGCCGAGGACGGCGGCGGCTTCGGACGCGCCGATCCCTGTGGCCCGCAACGCGTGCCACTCGGGTGAGCCTGGCTCGAACGTGCCGACGAGTTCCATCAGAACGGCCCCTCGTTCGGCCAGTCAGCGGCGGCGGCGAGTTCGCCCGGCATGTCCTCGACGGGCAGCGTTGTCGGCTGGCTACGCAGGAAGGGCGGCAACTCCCACTGCTGCACGGGCGCCGGTCGGCTGGTCGCCGCGACGGCCCGCGCGATCGCCTCGGTGGTCGGCGTGACGCAGTACACCGACGCGGGGTTGTAGAGCTGCGTGGCGGCCGGCACCGTGTTCGTCGGCTCGCCGGGCACGTCCAGCCGCAGGAAGCCCCGGCCGGCGATCTCCTGCTCGGTCAGGAACCCGGCGAGGCGGCGGTGACCCATCAGTTCGAGGATCACCCACTCCGCGAAGATCTGGTTCTCGGTCATGTGGTTCCCCTCAGTAGTCGCGGTCGCTCATGGGTGTGTCCTTTCAGGACTCGGGGTGTTCCCGGCGGTAGGCGGCCCACTCGTCGACGAGGAACGCCTCGTGCACCAGTTGGGCGGCGGTGATGCGCCCGGCGGCGTGCTGCCACACCGCGGAGCGCTGCTCGTCGGGCACCTCTGCCAGGTCCAGCGAGGGCGGCGTGTTGACGAAGGTGTGGTACTCCACGAGCACGGCGCGGTAGCCGAGCTGGCGCCACCGGGCGCGCAGGTGCGCCCGGATCAGCTCGTGGGCCTCGTCGTCGAGCAGGACCTGGTAGTGGCCGTAGAACTCGCTGCCGAGTTCATAGCGGGCGGCCTGGTCGGACTCGTTCCAGGCGTAGGAGGGGCAGTCGATGACGGACACGTGGATCTGCTCGGCCGTGGTCACTGGCCACCACCCGAGGCGGCGGTCAGGTTGGCGGCGAGTTGGTGGGCCTGGTCGCCGTTGAGCCAGTTGACGACGAAGTGGTCGCGGTGGACGGGGTCTCGGACGATCAGGCGGGCGAGGCCGTTGAGCGGGTCGCGGTCGACGACGATGTCGCTCGCGGGCGCGGTGACAGTGGGCTGGGCGGGCGACGGGCGTAGACCGGCGACCTGGCGGGGACGTCGACGGGCGGGTCGTGGCTGGCGCGGAACCAGGTTCATGGTCATGTGCGGACTCCGGCGTGCTCTCGGTACCACTCGTCGGCGGCGGCCATGGCTTCGAGGTGTGCGGCGGCGTCCCGGTTGTAGGTGGCGTGGATCGCGCGCCGCAGCTCGTAGGGCAGCCGGTACCAGCCGACCCGGCAGGCGAACAGGCCCCGCGCGACCTCGCGGCCGCAGCCGCACGGGCACGAGTGGGTGGGTTGCGGACCCAGGCCGACGGCGGCCGGCTGGCGGCCGGCGGTCTCCGGTGTGGCCATGGCGCAGCACTCGGCGACGTAGCCCTCGCTGTCGGCCTGGCGGCGGATCGCGGTGTCCGGCGCGAACGGTTCGCCGCAGCGCCTGCAGGTGCCGCCGAACTTGGCGGGGAACCACTCGGGCTGGTGCAGCAGCTGGGCGCGCTCGGCGGCGGCCTGGTCCTCGATGCTGGTGTGGCCCAGGCAGTCGGCGCACTGGCCGGGCAGCATGTCGTGCCGGCAACGGTCTTGAGTGGACGCGCCCATGGTCGGCAGCGCCGGGAACTCGTCGGCGCCGGAGACCGTGGTGTCAGTCGCCATCGGTTGCCTCCTCTCGTGGTTCGTGGGAGTCGCACGCCGGCCACCAGGCGCGGACGTCGGTGCCGGCGCCGTGGCTGGCGCGGGACCAGTCGTTGACGGTGCATTTCGGGTAGCTGCGGTTGTGCCAGCGGACGAGCTGCCGGAAGCGGCAGGTGGAGCAGCGCCGGCCGGCGGCGGTGTGGTCGTCGGCCGGCGCTGCCTCGGGGTGCAGCCGGATCGGGTTTCCGGCCGCGGCCGCCAGCGGGTGCAGGCCGTGTGCGAGGCACTCGGCCTGCCGTTCCCGCCGGCGGACTTCGGGGCTGACCTTCGGGCGCGGGGGAAGCTCGTCCGCCTGGTCGACCCCGAAGAGGGGCAACGTCATCCGGCGGCTTGGATGGCCGGCGGTGGCGTGCCCATGAACACCGGGACGGCCTCGAGTTCGCCCCGCATATCGATGATCAGGCTCGAGATGATGTCGCGGCGGACCCGGTCCGGACGCAGCAGCGCGTAGCCGATGGACAGTTGGCCGTCGGTGATGCGCCACCGCAGCCGCGCCGAGATGTCGGCGGCCGGCACGCCCAGGAACGGCGCGACCCGGATGGTGAACGCGGACGGGATCTCCAGCTCGCCACGCTCGCCGGCCTTGGCCTTGGTGATCTCCTCGTACTCGAGCTGGACGTCGCCGTTGTCCAGCCGCACGCCGGAGCGGAAGTTCACGTTGCGGTGGGCGTCGAACGTGCGGGCGATCTCCAGCATGGTGGCCGGGTCGGGGTCGATCACCGTGTGCGCGAGGTTCTCGATGTGCTCGGCGAGCTGGGCCTGGCCGCCCGGCTTGTTGTCCAGCGCCAGCCATGCGGCCCAGTCCGGGTCGGCCTTGAGGGTGAGGGTCGCGGTGTGAGAGCGCCATCCGGCGTCGTCGAAATCGGCGTGGTCGTCGAACACCGCGACGAACTTGCCGGCGTCGGGGTCGACCCACACGGTGGTGTATTGCGGGTTGGCGAGCCGGTTGACGTACTCGGTGAAGTCGCTCGGGTCGTGCAGGCTCGCGGTGCCACGTGGCCGCAGCGGAGCCTCCAGGTACTGCTCGAGGTTCTTCACCTGGATGCGCTCGTCCTCGCGCAGGCGAGCCACCACGAGCGAGGTGTCCTCGTGGACGGTGGTGGTGGTCAGCTTGCGGTCGGTGTCGCGGCGGCCCAGGTCGGCGGCCGCGGTCACCAGGTCGGTCTGCTCGGTCATCAGTTCTCCACGTCGAACATCGTGTGTTGCTTGGTCGGGGTGCGGTTGAGGTTGTTCTCGTCGTCGACGAAGAACATCGACGCGGGCGTGGCGAGCGCGGGGACCTTCGTGGTGATGCGGCCGGTGACGGTGATGCTTTCGTCGTCGCCGCCGGGCTTGACGTCCAGTCGCAGCGTGAGGGCGCCGGCCTTGTGGGTGTCCAGGACGGCGGCGACTAGGGCGCGCAGCTCGTCGCCGAGCTGGGCGTGGGTGCGACCCTTGTTGAGGTCGTAGAGCACGGACGCGAACGTCCGCTGCTCGGTGGTGGTGTCCGGTGTGGACGGGGTCTTCACGGGCTGGTTGTCCCTTCGGGGTTGGAAACTGGGGGATCGGGAGACAGGCGGTCCACGACACGCAGGGATGGGTAGGTGCCGAAGATGCCGTCGTTGTCGGCGCGGGGACCGAGGATGGTGACGTCCGGCTCCGAGGCGTCCCGGGCGCGGTGCTGCGTGGTGGGGGCCCGGTCGGCGGGAGTCGAGCCGGTGCCGGCGAATCCGATGAGGAGCGCGGCGAGCAGACAGGCGACGCCGACGATGAGCGCGCCGGCGGCGATGGCGTTCACCGCGCACCCCCGGGTCTGCGGCCGGCGGCGTGGCGCAGTTCCGGCAGCCCGTCCGGCGGCGTGGCAGCCGCGGGCTCGGCGAGCTGGCCTCGACGGGGCAGACGCGGTGGCCGCCGATTGGAGGTGGTCAGTGCGCTCATCGGGTGATCACCGCCAGGACGACGGCGGCGAGCGAGCCACCGACGATGGTCAGGCGCCGCACGAAGTCCGCGATCCGCTCGAGGGTCGCGTCGTGTTCGAGCACCGTCGTGAGTGGCCGGTGCACGAGCGCGATCAGGGGTTCGAGGCGGCGGTGGCGGACCGGGGCCGCGTGCGCGGTCACCCGAGCACACCCGAGATCGGGGTCGCCAACCAGTCGTCCTCGGCGGCCAGGAGCAAGCGTGCGGGCGTGAGGGTCGGGTCCTCGTCGGTGTGGCGGCCGACCGGTTCGACGTCCTCTCCGGACACGTACCTGGGCTGGCCGTCGACGTCGTGGGTGAGCAGCCAGGTGTGGCCGTCACCCAGGTGCGCCACGGAGTCCACGGTCAGCAGGGTCGGGTGGGCGTCGACGGTGCGGACCCGGTCGCCGATGTCGCCGTTCACCGGGCACCACCGCCCAGCCGGCCGCTCTCGTAGGCCAGGGAGACCGCGAGGGGGCGGTTGTGGGCGCCCAGCTTGCGGAACAGGGCGCTCACGTGCGTCTTGACGGTGTCCTCGGACAGGCCGAGGTCGCGGCCGATCTCGGCGTTCGATCGGCCTGCGGCGATCCCGCGCAGCGCCTGCATCTCGCGGTCGCTGAGGTCGGTCGACGTGTTCCCGGGACGGGTCTCGCTGGCGAGGTAGCGGGGTGCCTGGCCGGGGCTGGCGATGACCTCGTCCAGCCGCACACCGGCGGCGGCGAGGGCGTTGCGGCTGGTGTCCCACAGGTCGACGGGCACGGTGATCACCTTCACGAGGTCACCGACCGACCGGCCGCGGCCAGCTCGTCACGGGCCTGCTTCTCGAACCAGCAGTCCCCGCCACCCGGGCACGTCCCGCCGTTGCGCTCGTGCTCGACGGCGGCCCGCTCGTAGTAGTCGCGCCGGTCGCCCCGGTCGACGATCTTGGCGGCCGCGCGCAGCAACTCGACGGGCTTGAGCGGCGTCGGCGCGATGGTGAACGAGCCGCCGCACTGGAAGCCGCCGCACACGATCAGGCCGAGCATCTTGTCCGGCTCGAGGTTCACGACGACCTCGACGTCTTGGGAGAACAGGAACCGCCGGGCGTAGGGGTAGATCACGTCGGCGAGGTGCTGGGCGTCGCGGACCCTGGCCACCAGCGGTGCGACGTCGTGGTGGACGCCGATGCGTTCGAATGTGATCAGGTAGCTGGTATCGGTAGACTCGGTGGTGGTTGACATCCGATCTCCTGATTCGGGTGGCGAGGAGTCGGCGTGGGCGCGCCGGCTCCTCTTTTGGTTTCAGTGGGCGTTGCTACTTCTCCGTGCCGGCGACCTCGTCCTGGACGTTGTCGATCACCTGGTCCTGGGCGTCCTTGTCGAGGTCACTGCCGGACAGCCGGCCGCGGCCGCTCACGACGCACGCCTGAGCCGGCGGGCCGCCGGTCGTTCGCCGCGCACCCAGGCGTCGACGTCTTCGCGGTCGATGCGCCAGCAGCAGCCGGGGCCTTCCTGGAAGCCGCGCAGGCCGCGCTTGCCCCGGCTGGACACGTACTCGTGCAGGGCGTTGCGGACGGTGCGTTCGTGGCGCTGAGCGCGTTCACCGGCCTGCTTCGGGCTCAGCCACTGGCCGATCGGTCGCTCAACTAGCTGCGCCTCGGCCGTCATTTCGCAACCGCCGAGGCCTGGTCGATAGCGGTGAGTGCCTTCACGTCGGCATCAAGGTGTTCGGCGATCCGGTTGAGCACCTCGATCGAGGCCGGTGCGTCGTATGCCTCGATCGCCGTCATGTGCTGCCTGGAGATTCCGACGAGCACCGCGAAGGCGCCGGTCTTGATCCCGCACCGTTGGCGTAGTGAGCGGATGACCGCTCCTGCTGGTTTGGGCATGACGACAGACTAGGACAGTTAGCGAAGACAAAGCAAGACAGTTAGCGACAATTACTCAGACAACCCAGCCGTTCACCATGCGTCTCTGAGAAGGTGAGGAGTAAGACAGAAGGAGACAGGTCCAGACACCGCGCCTGGCCCTGTCCGCAGCCTCGGGGGTGCGAAGGTGAGCGGACGCGACTGGCGACGGCTGGGCGACTACGTCGTGCGTCGACGAAACGAACTCGAGATCCACAGCCAGGCGGCCTTCGAGGAGGCGACGGGCATCTCCTACCGCACGCTCAGCCGGCTGGAGACCGGCCACAGTGTCAGCCGGAACACGCTGCGCACGGTCGAGCGCGTTCTCCAGTGGGAGATCTACTCGGCGGACGACATCCTCGACGGCGGTGCGCCTACGCCGGCCGGAACGCGGCAGCCGCTCAAGCCGCTCACGCCCCTCCAGCGGGAGGCACTGGCCGAACTCGACGTGCTGATGGCGAAGGGCGTACCAGATGACGAGGCAATCGACACTGTTGTCGAGAACGCGCGGCGCGCTTTGGAACGTTCGCGTCGAACAGACCAAAGTGGACGCGACACAGGGTAGAAATCGATCATCTCGTTAGGCCATTAGGGTCACGCCGATCGGCCGAATGAATATTCTTCCCGAGTTGCTGTCACAGATTGTTCATACCAAACGAAGCATTCACAAGAGGCCTGGACCAGCCCCCCCCCCCGTCGATTTATGTCGGATGGTGTAGATGTCCAGATTACGCGTTATACCAATTGTCGTCGCGGCCGCTGTGGCCACCCCCGCGCTCGGCACCATCGTCCTACAAATGATCAATGGGTCACTGCGACTACCCGTTATCACGATCAGCCTGTCTGTCGTCGGCGTCGCTGCGTGGATGACCTACATCACCGGCCGCCGCACCGATCGCCTCGCGCGCCGCATTGTCCGACTCGAAACCACCCTGCACGTCAACGCCCTCGACACCGGCCGATTCCGACGGCCGACCGTGACGCTGAGGAGGGTCGACTGATGGCGTTCAAGGAGGAGCTGCCATCGGGCCGCTACCGGGGCGGCTACTGGACCAAGGTCGACGGCAAGCGCAAGAAGGTGTGGGTTGACGGCACGTTCCGGCTGCCGACCGAGGCCCTGGCGGCCGCGAACGAGGCCCAGGTCATCTCCCGCCGGCAGGCCAACCGAGCCAAGGGGACGCTGCCGGCCACCATCACCTGGAATGAGTGGTGGGAGCTGCTGTGCGTCGACCGCGAATTCGAGTCCGACACCCGGCTCGTCGAGGACTCGATAGTCGCCAAGCACATCAAGCCACAATGGGGCCACGTGCCGCTGAACGAGATCCAGCGTCTGGACGTCCAGAAATGGGTGAACAGCTTGTGCAAGCAGCGCGGCCCGCGAGGAACGACCTACAAACCCAAGTACGTCAACGGCATCTACGGCAAGTTCGCGATGACGATCAACGCAGCCTGCACCGCCGAGCCGCCCGTGCTGTTCGCCTCACCGCTCAAGGGCATCAAGTTGCCCAAAGTGCCCCGGCGGGCCAAAGCCTTCCTGCCGGTCGACGACGTCGAGCCGCTGTCCGCCGAGCTGCGCGAGGACTACGCGGACGTCGTGGCGTTCGACATGGAGGTCGGGCTGCGGCCGGGGGAGCTGGCTGGCCTGCACGACGACCAGGTCGACATCCCCGGCAAGGTGCTCACCGTGCGAACTGTCTACGTCCGGCGGGCGAAGATGATGCGAGACCGGCCCAAGGACGACGATATCCGCACCGTCCCGCTGTCCACTCGCGCGATCGAGATCTACCAGCGCCGCGTCGCCGGCCGGGACATGTCCCGGCCGTGCGGCGTGCCGCACTACGGCGACGTCCCCTGCCGCCATGATCTGGTGTTCCGCACGCAGCTCGGCAAGGTGCTCAACTACGACTCGCTGGCGAAGTGCATGCAGCGGGCCGCTGTCAAGGCCAAGCTCCCGGGCCGGTCCGGCTACGCGCTGCGCCGGGGGTTCGCGACTCGGCTGGCGCGCGGTGGCATCGATCTGTTCGAGCTGATGGACATCATGGGTTGGTCCGACCCCAAGCTCGCCCGCGAGTACATCCAGGAGAGCCCGGGGACCCGGGACCGGGTCATGGCCGCGCTGGGTGATCCGTCGGTGACGGGGCTACGCGTCGTGGGACAGGAGCAGCAGCGTGGGACAGACCGTGGGACAAGTGCCGATACCGATGCGCCCGCCGAGGCTCCGAAGAGCAGCCGCCGGAAGACCTCTTGACCAGGGGTAACATGTCGTTACACTCCAATCGAGCCGCATGCCTACCAATCCGCAATTGCGCAGGTCACCCGATCATGGCTAGGAATGTGCCATGACCGACGCACCCGAACTGCTCTGGCAACCCGACCCCGACCGGGTCGCCACCACCAGGATCGCCGGGTTCCGCGACTGGCTGCACGCCGAACGGGGCATCGACCTGCCCGACTACGACGCGTTGTGGCAGTGGTCGGTGACGGACCTGCCAGCGTTCTGGTCTGCTGCGGCCGACCACCTCGGCGTACGGTTCCACGCGCCCGCCGACGAGGTGCTGGCGTCGGCGGAGATGCCCGGCGCCCGGTGGTTCCCCGGCGCGACGCTGAACTACGCGGAACACGCGCTCACCGGCCCGGCCGACGCGGACCCGGCCGTGGTGTTCCGCCGCGAGGACGGCGTCACGTCCCGCCTCACGTATGGCGAGTTGCGCGCCAAGGTCGCCGCCGCCAGGGCCGCGCTGGTGGACCTCGGCGTGCGGCGGGGCGACCGGGTCGCGGCCCTGGTGCCCAACTCGCCGGACACCGTGGTGGCGTTCCTGGCCGCGGCGAGCCTCGGCGCCACGTGGTCGTCGTGCTCGCCGGATTTCGGTGTGCGCGCGGTCTTCGACCGGTTCACCCAGATCGAGCCCACGGTGCTGATCGCCGTGGATGGCTACGTGTACAACGGAAAACGCTTCGACATCCGCCCCACCGTGCGCCGACTGCAAGCCGAGATCCCGGGCCTGAAGGCGACCGTGCTGGTCGACTACCTGGGTACCGGCATGGACGCCGTGTTGAACTGGGCGGACCTGCTGGCGGCGCACGCGGGCGCGCCGCTGGCGTTCGACCCGGTCCCGTTCGACCACCCGCTGTGGGTGCTGTACTCGTCCGGCACCACCGGTCTGCCCAAGGGCATCGTGCAGGGGCACGGCGGCATCGTGCTGGAGCACCTGAAGGCGTTGGCGCTGCACTGTGATCTCGGCCCGGGGGAGACGTTCTTCTGGTTCACCACCACCGGTTGGATGATGTGGAACTTCCTGGTCTCGGGTCTGTTGGTCGGCGCGACGGTCGTCCTGTTCGACGGCAGCCCCGGCCACCCGTCGCTCGCGGCATT